TTCTAGCGCCTTACGTGTTTGGAATGATTATTGGCAAACGACCGCATAAACGCAAAGGAAAAGATAATGGCTCACACTGAAAAAGAAGCAACTGAAATGCAATGTTGTGGTCCAAGCGATTGTGGCGCTGCTTATGAAAGCAATCTTGATGGTGTTTATTTTCGCTTTTGCACGGCAAGTAGATGTATGGCATGGCGCTGGTCGGACACGTTTAAAGACAATGGAACACCTGTTTTAGATGGAACAGGCTATTGCGGATTGGCAGGCAAACCATGACCAAACGCAAGTCATTTTCTCGTAGCGAGCGCGTCAGGCTCTTCGAACTGCATAAAGGCATTTGCCATATATGCGGGTTCAAGATCGATGGTGTGCGCGAAAAATGGGAAGTTGAACACGAAATTCCTTTCGCTTTAACCCAGGATAATAGCGACGAGAACTGCAAACCAGCTCACATTAATTGCCACCTGGATAAGACCAAACAAGACGTAAAAGACATAGCCAAATGCAAAAGGCGACAGGCTGCGCATATGGGAGCTAAACCCAAATCAAAAGCTTGGGGTAATTCGAAATACAAGAAGAAATTAGACGGAACGGTGGTGCTACGATGAAAATCATCTACCTACTCACAGTATTCTTTTATCTGCCTGACGGTAGCTTTGTAGATGGCAATCAAGTTGATGGCTATTCACCACGCGCATACCAGACAGCGAAGGAATGCGAAAAACGCATGAAGTTTGCAAGTAACCAGCCTTTGCCGAAATGGGCGGGTGGTCGAATTTGGACGTGCCACGCGGCCCCTGAAGACTGGCAAGAATATTGGAGAACGAAATGAGTGAGTTAGAACCCTGCCCGTTTTGCGGTGGGAAAGCGGAATACATCGAAGATGATGGAAACCACCATTATGCAGAATGCGAAGATTGCGGCACTTCCAGAGGTGGCTTTGCATACACGCCAACAGAATTTCGAACGCTTGGTATTGAAGGTATCAGAGAAAGAACTTCCGAAGCTTGGAACACCCGTGCAGCGCCAAAGGTGAAGGCTTTGGAGTGGTTTAAACTGCGAGAACTTTGTCACGTTTCTTCACCTTGTGCCAATTTAGAATATAGAGTTCTAGAGCAAAGGCTTGATTTTTTCGTCACTATTAATGGTGAGCGGTTTGGAAGCTCAAATAGTGTTGGGTTAGCAAAGGCAATGGCCCAAGGGCATTATGAAAAACTAATACTAGAAGCATTGGAGATATAGAATGGGTTATTTTTCGAACGGGACTTCTGGAGCGCTTTATGAAGAGCAATACTGCGCGAACTGCATTCATGGGCAAGACCACGACAAAGGCTGCGCTGTTTGGGATGCACACTTAGTCAATAATTACGACGAGTGCAACAATGAAAAGTCTATCTTGCATCAACTAATCCCGCGTGATGGCGTTGATAACAAAAAATGCTTGATGTTTATGCAAGTCGAAGAACAGCCTTTATTCAGTGAATTTGATAAAGGCGCACCAACGCTTAACGACAGAATTAAACCTTACCTTGATAATATAAAGGAGGATAATAGAAATGGCGTTGTTGAGGCTCGAAACCTGATAGATTTATATAGAATATTTTTCATGGAAAAGTCAGTAGACGCGTTAAGTCGTGCAAATGAAGCCTTCGATGTTTGGCTATCATTTAACATGACTAAATCTAAGTGAAGCCTGTTGGGGATAACCTGTGAATAAGGAGAAAGCGAACAATGACTAAACGCTTAGCCATAAAACAGAACCAGATTGAAGCGGGTATTAGAGCTGCCGAAAAGCTAGGCCATCTATGCGAAATCAACTTCGAAAACGGCTCAATGCGCTTTATACATAAGAATCCACAAGACAACACACTTGACGATTCTAGCGAGAAACCTAATTCTCTTGCCGAATGGCAGGGGAAAGCAAATGGTCAAAACTAATATGAAGGGTATTCACCCAGTAACAATGAAGCTCGCAAGCGGGGTCAAGAAGACCTATTACTACGCTTGGCGCGGTGGTCCCCGTATGGAGAGCACAGACCCACAATCACGGGCCTTTATGCGTGAATACATAGAACTAACCGCAGAGCGCAATCAAGACCCCGTAAAGGGCTGTTTAGGTGAGCTTATCAATAAATACAAAGCATCACCAGACTTTATGAACCTGGCAGACAGCACAAGAGAAATCAACGGCTATTCAATTAAACGGATAATGGACCGTTATTTTGATTTTCCGTTGCAGGCTTTGTCAGAGAAAGGTGCTAGGCGCGAGTTTATCCAATGGCGCAATGATCTATCCAAAGAAGCCGGTAACGCCGCTGCTGATCGCGCTATGTCGGTATTAAAGCGCATATTACAGTTTGGTATCAATATGGAGATGATCGACCATCACCCATTAAAGGACGTGAACAAGCTTTATAGTGGATCTCGCAAAGATATCATCTGGACGAATGCAGACATTCAAAATCTCAAAGACTTGGGCAATGAGAAAATAACACAAGCGCTTGTTCTTGGCCTATGGACCGGACAACGACAAGGCGACTTGTTAAAACTACGCTGGAACGCATATGACGGTCACACGCTATTAATCGAGCAATCCAAGACCAAAACATATGCCAGAGTGAAAGTCAGTGCTGAATTAAAGACTATGCTCGATAGCATGGAAAGAACCGCCGTAACGATATTAACGAACCAAGCGGGTAAACCTTGGGGAACGGGCTTTAAATCCTCATGGCGCAAAGCATGTGATCGCGCAGGACTTGAAGGCTTAAACTTTCATGACCTACGCGGAACATTTGTAACCCTTGCATATCGCAATGGTGCAAGCATTGAAGAAATAGCAGACGTAACCGGCCACACGATAAAAGATGCAGAACGGATTATCAGAAAGCATTATCTAGTGTCTGGCGGGGCTGTGGAAAAGATCGAATCAAGAACGAAATTGTAAAATGAATGGTAAAACTGTAAACCAGCAACAATCTGAGATATGAGACGTTGAAATTAATTTATATATATCAAAGGCTTAATGGTCGGAGCGGCGGGATTCGAACCCACGACCCCTACACCCCCAGTGTAGTTATAAAGCGCTTAACCCATTGATATTATTAGATAATTAAAAACCGCGGTTGTAAAAGATACCTGCTTTTACACGGCAAAGCCCACTAAATTGTAAAATGAAAAGGATGAAGAAATGGATAGTTTTAAAATGCCAGAAAGCAGTTTTAATAGAGATAAGATTGATGTGCTGCAAAAGCGTGTTGCTGCTCTAGAAAGCAAGTTCAGTGTACTCGGCAAAAATTGCAACAAAAATACTTGGAAAGACCATGTGCCAGAAGATCAAAGAGGCGGATTGTTGGCTGAGTATGACGATGGAAGCGCAGTTCTATTATCTGCGTATTCTGGAGGAGGCTCCAAAGAAGGTGCATGGGGTGCATTAACGTTAATGTGTGTTGATAGCCTTGGTAAGGTAACCTTCAAGCGCTTTAAATCTACTAGCGAATGGATTGACCCTGAAATTGAAGCCGCCCAACCCACAACGTAAAGGATAAGAGAAGGAAAGAAGGGCGGCGTAATGGCCGCTCACACTACATCACAGGGAAAGCAAAGCGAATACTGGCATAGGCATACCAAAGCACCACAGCAGATGCCAGGCCAACGAAAACGCCGGTAATAAACATCCCTGCATTACTCCACCAAATGAAAAGCCTATTCATGTCCGCTCCTATTATTTATCCGGTAATTAGATAGAGAATTGGTAAGCTCAGAATAACGCCACCAACAATGAGGAGAGCCTTATAGAATTGATTAAGATCATCTCTGCTCTCAGCAGCTTTTTTTATTGAATTAGCGGTTTCAATTTTCAATTGGGCGATTTCAGCATATTTATCAGCTACAAAATTTGAATAATCTGTAAATGTTTGATCGTTCATCCAAGTAACATTTTCACCCGAAATACCGCGATTAAAACGCGCAGCCCGTCGATTCTTTTCAGCAATATTCATTGTTCTGCTCCTATTATTTACAACTCAAGAATCTTAGTTGTTGGCTGACTGCGCCGCTTGTTAAGCCAAGATTGGCGCAAATCATTCGAGAATATTTCAATTAAATCAATCAATATGTCTGACCGCTCATCTTGAACTGTAATGCCGTTCAATTTGTCTTGCGCGCGCTTGATATGATCGCGCAGTTTTTGACGATATTTAGCGTTATTCATCAGGGCTCGCTCCTATTATTTGATCCCCGCTTCACCAGCGTTCCTTCTGGCTACTACCCTGTAAATTCAGGCGTCGCGTGCTATTGCAGTGGCGGCGGGGTATTGCTCCTATTATGTATCTATCGGCTCAAAGTCTGGCGGTGTGAAACGATTGAAGCCTTTTGCTTTCCAATTGTTCCATGATTGCCGCGAGAAGTCTTTGACCCGCTTACCGGCTTTTGTGATGTTTGGCTCATTAATACGCGCCAAAATCTCGACATCTTTCAACGTCTTCAATTCACCAGAAACCCACATATCGGTGAAGATTTCCAGTCGTTTCGGATATGACAGAACGCCGTGAAGCGGCCCTGATATCCAGTCTTTTTCACGCGCTCGCTTTGCGTCCAATCCCGCCTTAGTTCGCTCCGAAATCAGATTACGTTCCATCTCGGCAAACGCAAGCAGGATGGTCATTACCATCTTGCCCATTGGCGTAGTTGTGTCGATGTTCTCTGTCAGCGAAACAAGCTCAACATTCTTTTGATCGAGCGTTTCAATTGTCTCAAGAACACCCCTCACCGAACGGCCTAAACGGTCAAGCTTCCATACTACCAAAACAGCCCCAGGTAAACATGACTTTATTGCCGATTTTAGCCCAGGTCTTTTTTGTGACTTTCCCGACATTTGGTCTGAATAAATGCTCAACATATCAATACCAGCATCTTCCAATGCTTGGCGCTGCAAACTCATATCTTGCTCGTCAGTAGATACGCGCATGTAGCCCACAACCTGACGATCTTTAAATTTATTAATATTCATATGTCCGCAATAGTTTGAACAATTAATTATGTCAATAGATGTGTAAAATACTTGTTGACACTTGTCAAGCTATATGCAATTAATTATGTAATTAGTTATGAATACATTTCTAAATACACAATTAATGGTGGATAAGCTATGGCAGAGCTGGAATTCTCGTCTGAAAAAGATACTGTTTTTATAGATTTTTACGGGGTGAAAGAGCCGTTTGCAAAGATAGTTCGCCCGCAGTGTTTGGATAGTGAAAAATCACACTATGCGGAGCTTATCGCCGAGCAAATGAATAAGAAATACAAAAGCAAAGAATAGGGACGATCATGCAGGAAGAATGCGACCATGATTACGAGTGGGACACCGCCGCAGAAGGTTGGTTTTGCCTACACTGCGATGAAGAAGCCCCCGCAGATTACGGCATAGAAACAGCCGATGAGTATTGGGACGAAGTAAACGGAAAATAACAGGGAAATAAAATGGACCAGCGCAATTTAAAAGAGCGTCTTAGTGATATCAATTATATAAAGAATTGGTTTGACCAAGTAGGGTGGGAAGCTATTAGAGAAATAGAGCGTTTGGAAAAAATGGTCGAATGGAAAACGATAGATACAGCACCAACAGACACAGTTGTAATGTGTTTTGACCCAACTTGGTACGATACCCCATTAGCAATGAAGAGAAATGACAAGGGTGAATGGGTAGCTTGGTTTAATGAAGGTTTGGGCAAATTCAACCCGACCCACTGGAAACCTATCGACTTACCGCAAACCACGTAAATAAAAGGGACGATTGAATGAAACACGATCCAGTCAGTAAGCCAAAGCATTACACGTCCCACCCTTCCGGCGTTGAATGCATCCAGGTAACAGAACATATGAATTTCTGCCTTGGCAACGCGATTAAATATCTTTGGCGTGTGGATGGGAAAGAAGCCCCAGTGCAGGACTTAGAGAAGGCTGTGTGGTATATTCAGCGCGAGATTGATAGACGATCTAAAACCACTCAGTAAATCGCGTTGTTTGCCCGTCATATGGATGATAGATAAAGCATTCAACAGCTTGACGGTTTACATACCCGTTTCGATCATGCCAGCTATCAGGTGGGCTTGGTGAGCGTACATATTCAATGTCAATTTGCTCACCTTCAATATTAGGCTGTCCTAAGATATTCACAGACATCCCGTTGTGATCTTTTTCACTTAGAAACGGGCGATTATCACCACGCTTTTTTCTCACCTTGTGGTGAACGTGATGCAGCAACCAATATAAATTCTTACATTCGGAAATATGCGATCGAGCTTCTTTGACCATAACGCCATAAAGCTTTTCTTCTTTCGCACCATCACCATGCGACAATCCAATAAGATTAGAGCCAAAGCGGTAATATTTTCTATGCGCTTCACTCATATTGTAATCGGTCGCGTTAATATTGGGATGGGTATCTAAAACGCTTGCAACAGTCTGCGAGAGTGACCAGCCCATGAGCCAGTCATGATTTGACATACAATGAACCAAATCGACGTCTGCTACCTTCGTGCACTGCAATATAGCGTCTGTAAGCGCCATACGAGCATCCTTGTAGCCTTGGAAGATTGTTCCGTCACTATCTTGGAAAGTTCCGCTTGTCGTTGTGTTGCGAGCGTTATCGACATGTAAGATATCGTTGCCAAGAACAAACAAGATTTTGTAGATCCCGTGACCTTTGGCTTTTCTTAGGAGCGCTTTAGTTCCCTCAATCACTCTATGCCTGGCAACGTCTCGATTATATGTGTAACCGGTTTCAGTCTCGACGCATAGCTTCAGAAAATGAACATCAGCCAAATCAATGACTAAAAGGTGTTCGCCCTGTTCATCATGTTTGCGCTTTTCGAATTTAGGGCGTTTTTCAATGCCCTCTTGGATACTTTCACGGACAAGATCAGTTATCGATATCTCGTCATCGTCGCCTTTTGCATCTGGATTTTTAACAAATAGAGAATAACCGTTCCCGTTTTCATCTTTGACGATTTTCCAAAAATGAGGAAGATTATCAGAGTTTTGTATGCCGCCAGCTCTTGCAGCTTCACGAATGACGTTTTCGCCACCCGTTAGACCTTGTTTAATCGCCCACCTCTTAGCGCGGCCTATAGCGTCTTTGTTAAGACCTAAAGCCTCTGCTGCTAACTTTACGCTGCCATATTGCAAGAAAGCATCGTAGCGGCGTTTATGTTCTTCGTCGGATAATTGCGGTGCTGACATGTCAGGCCCCTATTTTGATTTATCACGTAATTCAGAAAGGGTTTGTTTCTTTATCCGTATCTCCAAATATTTTGAGTAAAGCGTAGCGACGAGAACCAAAAAGCCTAACGCAGCGATTAGGAATTGCCACGCATCAGGAAGCCACGGAAGCCAGATAGGATTCGTTAAGCCAGCGCCCCCAGCCATCGTGATTGCTGTATCTTTCATTATCTGCAAGCCTTGTCTTTTGAGCATTGCAGATTATGCGCTGCTACTTGGTCACGAAACCGTGTGTCGTTTTGGGTGATGAATGTGCGCGTTTGTGAGTTAGGGCTTAATCGAGAATAGCCCGCGCCATCACTCGCAGATCCCTTGGTCTGACAACTTGCCACCAAGAAGCTCACACAAACGAGCGTCATCAGCGTTACGAATAGTTTCATCGGTTTTCTTGCGCTCATGGTTTTGAGCCTCCGTAGCTTTTAAGTTTTTAATCTCTTGTTGTAAAATGATGCGATCCGTAGCGATGTAAAACGCATAACCAAGCGCTATAATGATAGCCCCCAGGATCAGGTTTTTAGGGTTAAGAAAGCCAAGTAATCCAATCATAGCTTTTTACCCACCGGCGTTGTTGTGATAGAACGAAGCCAAAGGTTAATCACAGCCATTGCGATTGCGTACCAGTTTTGCCAGCCTTCAGGCATTATTTCGAGAATTTCCGACATCTCTAAAACAGGCATAATCGTCATAAGAACATTGACCAAAATAGTCCGATAACCCTTTAGTTTATTGCGTAGCCAATCCATTAGAACCACCCCGCGAAAAATGTTTCGACTTTATCCCATAGCGTAACTGTTGCAGTTGTGGTCACAGCAACAGCAGCAACAACAACTTGCTTTGTCGCGGGGCTAATCGTTTCGACTTTTCTAAGAAGCTTTACGGTTTCAGGGTCAAACTCGCCTGAGACATCAAGACCGCTTGCTTTTTGATAGTTGATGATGCCTTCTTTTGTTTGTGGTCCTGCAATACCGTCTAATTGGCCTGCATAATAACCCGTTTTGCTAAGAAGTTTTTGAAGGTATCGAATGCGGTCGTTAGCCTTATTTTCTTTCACGACTACGGTTGGGTTTCCCGTAAGACCGCGATATTCTAAGTTTGCATCAAAGCAAGGGCAGGCTTTCGCCGCATATTGGTTATGGCCTGAGATTTTATTAATGTCTGGATATTTGCCTAATAGATTTTTTAACAACAATTCTAGCGATTTCTTTTGTGCTGCTGTGCGTGTGTCTTTAGGTGTTTTCCCATCACGTTTTACGCCGCCGATATAGCAAACGCCAATTGTGCCAGTATTACGGCCCGCAACATGTGCGCCCTTCAAACGAATAGAGCGCCCTTCATGAATGCTACCATCTAAATAAATCACATAATGGTAGCCAATGTCTGACCAACCACGAGCTTTGTGCCAGCGCCTAATCTGCTCAACCGTGAAGTTCTTTCCTTCAGGCGTGGCAGAGCAATGCACAATGATTTCATTGAGCTTTCTCATATTAATTTTCCTTTGATTATTTACGCTGGAATTTTCTGTAAATTCTTCCAAGCGTTGCCAGTCCGACAAGCATTACAAATGCCACCGGCCACAAGCGCGGATCTTGTTCACCCACGCATAAAAAAAGCTCCCAATCGGAAGCGCCTAAGTCATGCTCTATGCAGCAATCAGTTATGTTTAACCCGAACCAGTTATCAGGCCACCATGTGCATTCTAAATCGGGCATTTACTGCCCTGTATACCCAAACATTGCGTCTAGTTGCTCGTCTGTAACGGGTATTGCTGAAGCAACAATAGATTTAAGCAAATCAGCGTTTCGGCTGATGTCTGTTGTAGACGCCCAAAGAACTTTTGCTTCACGTTGTTCTGTAGGGCCGCTTGGTAAGATTGCATTAAACGAAGCAGGCCAATTACCCAAAGCCGCCAAGACCGCATCATCATCACTAACAATGCCTAAGTTTGCCGCAGCGTTCAAGAAGTCTGCGCGTGTCATGCTTGCCTTTGATCTGAAATCAGCTCGCGCTTTGTCCCAATCTATTTCAATTACGTCACCGTTCAAAACCCATGCACCCCTAAACTCTTTTGTGTCTGGAATGGTGACACTATTGGCATCAACGACTTGACCATTAATGTTAATGCTTGTTGTTGGCGTTTTCATGCCGCTGTCTCCATTTCTTCCTTGTCTTGAGTAATCACCCAAGCGTTTCTATATGTTCGGTCTGTTGGAATAAGTTCAACAGGTACGATTTTCATTATTGTTCGATTGCCTTTGTAATCACGCCAAACACTAGGCGGGATGTTTTTTTGAATGAGATATTCAATGGCTTCTTCTTCTGTCATTGGCCCACGTGGTGCAGCGTAAGGGTGCTGCGGATCGTGGTCCTTCCAATTGAAACCCTCTAAAGAGCCATGCTCCTGCTCATATTCTGCAAGCGTCTTTTGATCAGCAATATATGAGCTAATATCTGGCAATACTGAGCCGTTTAAAGCCGCTGCCATCCAATTAGGGTCAGGGACTAACACTTTAGCTGGTGCATCAAGGTCGTTTGGGTCTTCAAATAAGACACGGTATTTTGACTGTACTTTCTTTAAAACTTGCGCATAGTAACAACGACGAAACCAGAGATGTTCATGATTTTTCCAATCATCTAAATTCAAGCTAAAACCCCGTTAATTTGAAGGCTAACCACATCTGCGTCCGTATTATTTGCGGTAGTCGATGAAACCCACCTTCCTGAAATTCGGATTGCAGATGTGCCGCTATAAGTCGCGGTGTTTGTCCAGCTACCATTAGAGTAAACACCTAAAACAAGATTACCTGATGAATTGTAATTACTCGTTCCACCGAACGCTGGAGAATAATCAAATGCGTCAAAGTCGGTTGAAAAATTCACGGTATAATCTGCTAACCCGTTATCAATTAGACTTGAAACATTTTGACTGTCTCGGATAGCAACCGTTCCACTTCCGTTGAAGTTCACCCAAGCTTTCGAAGAACCATTCACCACGTAACCGGCATCCAATGTAGTTGAGCCATCGGAAATATTTTCAAATTCTGCATCACCAGTGAAGGTTGGGCTAGCAACAGACGCAGCATTGTCGGAGATATACTGTTTAATTGATTGCTGACTGGCAGGCCGAGTAGCGCTGTCAGTTGAAAAGTCATCTTCGTCTAATACATCAGATGTTAAGGCAATTGTTCCAGATAAGTTGGGGAACGTAAACGTTCTTGTTTGACCCGCAGTAATTGAACCAGCATCGAATTTAGCTAGCTTGGTTTCATCATCACTATCAGCGATTTTATATGTATCGTGAATAAATGAAGCACCTGTGTTCAGGTCAGCAATTTGCTTCATAATCTCACGAAGACCATCATCGAAGTTTTCTGGAAGATTAGTGCCGAGTATCCCGATACCGCCAACGTCAGAATTACTGAGCGCCGTGGTGCTCCATTCCGTTATTTTATTCTTAGCCATTTAATATCCTTTAGTTGAGCGGGAACCGTCTGCGTTCCATTGCGATGACTTGCCCGTTTTTGGATTAGTTCTTGAATAAGTACCATTCCCAAGGCCGGTAATTGTCGCACCATCTGAAGCGGTATAAGTCGCGCCTTGGTTCTGAGCGCTGCCCCATTGAGACGACGAAGAAGACATGTTGCGATTTGTTGGAATGGGCACGTTGTTATTCTGGTTAAACAGACCGCCAAACAAGCCTTGCTGCCTGTTGCCGTTAAGACGCTTTGCAATTTGAGGGCCAAGCATAGAGCCAGCTCTTGCACCTAATGGACCGCCCAAAAGACCGCCAATCAAAGCCCCTGCACCACGAGCTGCGAGTGTCTTAGGGTGCAATTGCTCTTTAAGGTGATTAGTTGCCTTTGTTTTGGCTTGCTGAATGCGTGTAGGCGGCGTTGGTACTAAATCAAGAGGTTTGCCCACTGGACCATCGATAACGGGTGCAGGCATTAAATCAGCCGGCCTTGCCGCTGGTAACGGTATTGCGCTGCCTGTGGGTAATGTAGGTTGCTTCACGTTCATCATGTAATTTGAATAGTCAGAAGCTTTTGGCGTGTATGTTGGCTTT